TTAATAGTTAATACTATTTTTCTTATCATCAACTGTATCATCAAATAATTTATCAACAATATTCTCAATTTTGTTATCAGCACGATTCTTATATTCGTCAATTAGATAAGAGTATACTCTAGATGTTGTAGAAATATCTGAATGTCCTAAACGTTTAGATATAATGTAAAGGTCAATGTTTTCTGATAATAAATAAGCAACGTGAGTATGTCGCAGACTGTGGAAGTGAAAACTAGGTTTATCGATTCCCAGTTCTTTTAAACACATTCTCAAAGTTTTATTTACCGCTGAAGATGTTGGTATCGTATTATATTGATTAATGAATACCATGTCATGATTATTTTGTTTTAAATCTTGTAAGTAATCAAGTGTGTTTTGATTAACTCTAATTATTCGCTTGGAAGATTCGTTTTTAGTTGGCTGAAACTTTTTGGTTGTTTCGTTCCAAGATTTATTAATATCAATTGTATGAAAATTAATATCTTTCCAGGTTAAAGCTTGCATTTCACCTAATCTAGCTCCAGTAGCAATCGCAAGCAAAATCATATACTTAGCTGTGAAATTGTGGTTAAGCGTATCAGTTAAATAATTAGTTAGTTTTTTAGTTTCTTCAATGTTTAGATAGTCAATTTTTCTAGTTTTCTTTCGATTGTATACGATATCTGTTCCTGCTATAAAATCTTTGGTCATGTCACCATCATACATTGCATCCTTAACGCAAGCATGATATAAAGAGTTAAATTTTGAAACAGTAGACTTAGCATGATCTTTACCAAATTCAGCTATAAATTTACGATATAAGCGTCTATCCATTTCTTCAATAGGAATACCACCCAAATGTTTTTTAAGCACGTTAAAAGTATTTTTATACGTTAATTTGGTACGTTCTGAAACTGATGATTCTTTATAAGTCTCAAACCAAGACCAGAAGTATTCTGGAAAGGGTGTCTTTGAATTTTGAGAAATAAAATTACGTGCTTTTAAATTCTCTAATTCATTAGCATAAATTTGTGCCTCACGCTTAGTTTTAAAACCACTTTTAGATTTAAATTTACGAACACCATCTTCATACCATAACACAGTAGCACGATACGTTTTACCACGTTTGATAATAGTTCCCACAATAATCACTCCCTAAATTTAAGAGTCTAACTGTTTACGACGATCATTAATTAATTGTTCTAATTCTAGCAAATCATCTAGGGTAGCTTTATTTCTAATAAAACTTCTAGCACTACTTCTAGATGTTAAATAGGAACGATGTTCTCTATTTTTTTCATTCCATTTTTTACTTGCTTTTTTCTGAGATAAACTTTCAACCATTTAAAAAATACCACCTTATTAATTTTATTATTATACCTAATATGATAGCTACACAAGCCCAAGCATAATATTTCTTTTCTTTTTTAGTCATGTTATAATGTATGGCAAAGAGGCAAGGCTTATATTGTCTTACCTCAATTATTTTATTTTAGAAGAATTTTGATAATTTCTTTAATTGCTTTTATGAGTTCGGCTGCAGGTACGGCCCAAGCACCTAGCATTGTATATCTAGCAATTTTTTCAGAAGTTTCAAGATTCTTCTTTTTATTTTTCTTTACCAAACAATTTCACCTCCTGTCTATATTTATATTATAGTATATATACTATATAAAGTCAACAAAAAACCAAAGAAAAATCAAAAGTTGTTGTAAAAATATGAAAGTGTAACAGATTGTAACAGATAGGGTGTTTTAATCTGTTACACCTTATAAACGTTGATATAATAAGGTTTGTAGACACTTTTTAGAGTTATTTATAAAAATTCTAGTTATACCTTATTAACGTTTATATATCAACGATAATCAAGGTTTTGTAACAGATGTAACAGATAAAACCCTATTTCTTATATATTTTTTTAAAATAGAAATGGAATAGTTTAAATATTTAATATTACTATATAATTAATACTATTATATATAATAAAAAAATATATAATATAGGGGGTCTAAAAGTCGTTACATCTGTAACACTTTCTCTGAAACCCTTGGGGGAGTAAGGCTAAAGGGTGTAACAGATAGTTGGCTCAATCTGTTACAATCTGTTACAACTCGTTACACTTTAAAAAGTTTATGGTAAGGTGGTATAATATTTTTGCAGCATTAATGACTGTCTTGATAGCACCTATCCATTTAGTGTACAGACTTGGATAGGTGTTTTTATTTTCCAAATTAAACTGACAACAACTATAAATCTTGATATAACTGGGATAGCTTATTTTCCAAGTTAAATTCAATGTAATAAAAAAGAACAACTGACGATACACAGAATCAGCTGTTCTAAAATAACCAATATTGATTTTTGGGTCTCTATTAGCTAACGGTCTTACCGTTATTTCCTTAATTCAATTATACCACATATTGAGTATGCTATAATAAATTTGGGTGATGACAATGAATAATGAATTATACAAACTAATATACTCGATTATAACGATTTTAATGATGATTTGGCGTAAATCCCCTCACTTTAGTGAGGGGATGGATAGCCTAAGCTTAGGACTAGTAGAGTCCTATTTTTTGTATGCATTATATTTTTGGTCGTTAATATATCTTTCAACAACATCTTTACTCATATTACCTAGAGAGCCTAGATAGTAGCTAGAAGACCATAAATGACCGCCCCAATATTGTTTTTGTCTAATTTCTGGATGTGTTTGTAAGAATAAAAATGCACTTCTGCCTTTTAGTGCTTTGATTACGTCTACTGCTGATTTTCTCGGTGGAAATGAGATAAGCATATGTACATGGTCTGGCATTACTTCCATTTTTTCGATGGCTATTTCATTGTCATCAGCTACTCTTTGTAAAATCTCTTTCATTTCGTTAGACAGCTTATCATCTGTAAAAGTCTTGTTTCTGTATTTTGTACACCAAATTAAGTGAAAATGTAAATTATATACATAACGTTTTGTGTATATTGCGTCTTTTATTTTATTAATCATTGTATAGTCTCCTTTTTCTTATAAAATTAGCTATTATACTTGATATGAATTGATACATTGATTATGATTATAGTATAAAATTAAAGGGGGTGAAATACAATGAAGAAGATGAGTGATTTAGAGTATCATTATGGATTGAAAATGCGTATTTATCCAAGCACTAACCAAAAGAAGATTATCAAAATCAATGGGAACATTGCTAGAACTGTTTATAATAAAATGGTTGCTATTGACCAAGAATTATATAAGTTGAAACAAGTTAAGTTACCTATTGATAGTGTTAAAGAACGTATTAAAGAATTAAAAAGTCGTAAAAACGCTAGAAATTTGTCTAATCATTATCAGTACATGCAAGATAAGAATATTGATAGTTTAGCTAAAGCTAACGCTATTCAAAATTATCAAAAAGCGTGGAAGATGTTTAGAAAAGTACATTCATCTGGTACACCTAAGTTCCATAAAAAGAGTTACCGTTTGAGTTATCAAACTAATGCTCAATATGGTAAGGATGCTAAAATGGACGTTTATTCTGCTAGCGTAAAATTTCTTGATAAGAATCATATTAGTTTGCCTAAATTAGGTAGATTAAGAGTATCTGGTTCTCACCGTCGTATTATTGACAATAAAGATGATATTAGAATCGGTACTGTTACTGTCTCTAAAGATACAGCTGATAGATACTTTGTATCAATGCAATTAGGCTCTGATACACCATTTGTAAAAAAATTAGCGAAAGCTAATTCTCAAGTTGGTGTTGATTTGAATACAGAAAATTTTTTGACCGATAGTTTTGGTAAAGTGGTAGCTAATCCACGTTATTACCGTACTATTAAAGGTAAACTAGCTAAAGCTCAAAAAGTATTATCTAGAAGGCAAAGAAGAGCTAAAAAAGAAAAACGTTCTTTACATGATAGTAAAAATTACCAAAAACAAAGAGTTTTAGTAGCTAAGCTCCGTGACAGAGTGCGCAATCAACGTAATAACTTTTTGAATCATGTTACTACTGCACTTATCAATAACCACGATTTGGTGGTAGTAGAAAATTTGAGAAGTAAAAATATGCTCAAGAATCACGCTTTAGCTATATCTATATCCGATGTAGGCTGGAGAAGCTTTTTACAGAAATTGGATTATAAAGCTAATTTGTATAACAGAACAGTTATATCAGTTAATCCTAAAAATACAACACAGACTTGTTATGCTTGTGGCTTTATAATGGGAACAAATGGAACTGATAAGTTGAATCTTAAGGATAGAGAATGGACTTGTCCTAATTGTCATGAACACCATATTAGAGATTGGAATGCAGCTAAAAATATTCTAGCTAAAGGATTAGATAAGTTAGAAAAACCAAAAAACTTAGCTAAAGCTAAGTAAAGGGTGCGTTTGGCAGCTCGCGCCCCCCGTATATTATTGTATACAAAGTGCTGTGGTAAATTGATGTGTAAGACGTAAGTATCTTTTTTTGGATATTTATGCTGTATTTTACCCACGGAAGAGTGTGTTAGTAGAGCCGAAAGGCTTGAACACTCACAAGCCCCATGTCTTTAGACTGGAGTGAGTTGACTTACATCTGGTTGCTTTGGGTATATCAACTACAATATCCTTGAGAAACTTAATGTAGTAGTTGATAGACCGAATAAAGAAATCGATAAGAAACAAAAAATAATGATATTTACAGGTATTAATATCAGCTTGTACTGGATCCTAACGACTGTACTAAATTATGAAATAGCCTTATCAATTGTGCTTGTATTATTGTTTGATGTTGTGGGTACGATCTTGATTATTGCACCGTTAGCTAAAGGTATAGATTATGTAATTAACATAATTAGACGTATTTTCGGACAAAGTTATGCAGAAAATAGAGAAACTAGGGATTACATATTTAATACAAATAAGATACAAACATTATTTGTTTTTGACTTTGATAATAATCTTATAACGTGTGGATATCTTGATTATCAACAATCTGGAGATAATAATTACTTTGATTTAGCATTAATCCCTTTAGATGCTCCAGAAAATCAATATAGTTTTGAGCAAGTAGTAGAAGAAACATCAAAGCACAAAGATTCTAGAATTTTGGTAGACTTTGAAAAGAAAATCAAAATATATATTCTTAGGTACTAGCTATCTTTCTTAACAGGTTTAGGAGCAGGAGCTGGTCCTTTTCCTCGTTCTGGAATTCGTACAGCTCTATTACCACTGAAAATATGAGTAGGTTTACTATTATTTTTATCTGGTTCTCCTTTCTTGGTTTTAAAGCCGTCAATTCTGGCGAGATTATGATCTTTAAATTTCATTGTATAAAAGGATTAACAAATTGTTTTTCCTAATACTTTTAGTAAAGAAGGTATTGTTAGTGGTAATCCTTCATCATGTATTGCTTTTTTCATTTTATTTTTAATTGTATTCGAATTGATAGAGCTAATATATTCCATACCTTTAGAAGTTAGGCCTCGAAATGTAAAAATCGGTCTCATCTTTGTCGAGGTAGCGCTACCATTAATTAAACCGATATTAATCATATCCATAAGTATATTATCAATTTGTTGCTCTAACATTAGAGGTGAAATTTCTTTTGATAAAGTTACTATTAAGTCATTATTTTTTATTTTTAAAAGAAGGGTGTCTCTATCTCTTATATAAAAATCATTGATAGTTTTGATAAGTAAGTTACATAAATTAAAATAATTTTCCGGTGTCATAATAGTTCCTCCTTAAGTAGAATACAGGTTCTGTTAAAACATGAACATTATAAAAGAATGTTCAAAGTTGATAACTGTGATTATTCTTCACTCAATTCTAAGCTACACCTATATTCTTCAGCTTTAGCGTACTCAGTAAATTCAACCGTCGCATCAAAGTTATCTAAAACTTCTTTTTCAATTTCTTTTAAAGTTACATTGAAGAATTCTTTCCTGGAATTCACTTTATTAACTAGTGGTATTGTTTTACCTGTTATAGCTTATTTTGTAAAAACAATATTCTTAAAATAATTATATGGTTATCAGTATATTAAATAAGTCGTACATGAGTTAAGTGTACGACTTTTTGTTAATATGTTAATGATTATTATTTTTTAATAACTCAATAATTTGTTCATTTTGTCTGATTAAAATCCAATTTTGTTCTAGAATAGCTGCCAAATAAGAAGGGGTTAGAGATTGAGTAGATCCTTGTAACCCTAAACCTAATAGCATTAATCTATTACCTGCTATTTGAGTTGTAATATCTTCAACTTGTTTATAGATATCTGGAGATAACTTGTTTAGATTTCTTTTAGCTAAATAAGCTAAAGATTTACGTTCATTCTTAGATAACTGATTGATATCTGTTATATTGAACTTTCTCATGGCACTCATTAAATCATTGAAACTATTTTAAATATCTGATGTTGATGACTCTGAAACATCTTTAGGAGGTAGTCCAAGTGCTTCAGCGTGTTTTACACATAAAACATTACCGTCCTTAGTTTTAAATGAATTCGTCATCATTCCTATTTTTTCATTATCTATTAAACACATTCTTGTCATTTTAATTACTCCTTTGAATTTTATTTATCAAGGTGCTGAACTGCATAATTAGCTTCTTCTGGAGTAAATTGTTCGCCAGAATCAGAAGTTAATTGATCGTAGATTGCATCCGGTGACATGTTTTGTTCTTCTTGATAATCTTTAGCTTTTTGCAATGCATTTTTATTCCAATTAGCTTTAATATTGTTAATAGCATAAGTGGCAGCTTCAGGAGAAAATTTTTCACCGTAATCTGATGTGAGTTGATCGTAAATAGCTTTTTTAGACATGTACATTCTATCAGCATATCCTTGTCCTTTAATCAAAGCAGAAACATATTCTCTTGGGATTTTCTTAGAGCTGCTTTCAGATGATTTAGCAGATGATTGCTTAGTTTTAATAGAACTAGCTTTTTTCTCTGATAAACTTGAAGATTTTGCATCTTCTTCGATAGAAATGCTCTCTTTACGTTCTGATTCTTTAATTGAAGAACTTTCTGCTTTGCTACTTTCAACTGCTTCTTGATGTCTAGATTCTGGAGTATCTCCTAATGCTCCAAAACTAGCTAAAGCAAATATAATAGCTAATGCATACCAACGTTTCTTTTTAAAGTTATTGTTATTCCATCTAAATATGAAATAGGCAATGGCTAACATAAGTAAAAACATTAGTATTCTTAACGGTAAAATCATAATGATAACTCCTTTATTTTTATGTATCGTTTTTAAATATTCACAAACCTGGCTAATTCTTCTGGCAAACCATAGGATCTAACAAAATCATATTTATTAAACGACTCATTTAGTTCTAAACCACTCAATAGCAAATAGAAAGCAAATCTATTAGCTTCTGCTTCAATCTTAGGTATATCGTACCCAGACATAAAAGCCCTATAAAAAGTAGTAGAATTATTAGCGTGTTCTACAACATGCCCTAGTTCGTGAGCTAAAACAAATTTTCTTGTGTGCTCAGATAGGTTGTCTAAAATACCTATTGTTGTTTCTTCATCGCTTGTGACTTTCATCGCCAAAGTGCTAGGCGGTAGTAAGTCTGTATTGCAAACAGATACACCTAACTCTCTTAGTATAGTTTCGGGTCACAAGTTCCATAAAGTTCAACTAATGAATTGACGTCATCTTTTAATGTCACATAATCACCGCCTAATTCATATCTTTCTTTTTCTTAGCTTTCTTTCTGTTAATAGTCATTAATAAATTTAGAGCTGATAAAGTAGCTTCTTTATCTTCTTCACTCATGGGTTCTCCATAAAAATTTACAGAACCTTCGTCATTCAGTCCTTTCATCATTTTTTCAGCTTCAATGCCTATATCTATTTTTTCTTGTGGTGATAAGTCGTATTTATCGCTAGACCTGCCAAGCAAGTAATCCGTAGATACTCCAAAATAATCAGCTATTTTTGATAGTTTATCAGCAGAAGGAGCTTGCGTTTTTAGAGAATATAGGTAGTTTTTGCTAAAACCAAGTTCTAAGGATAATTCTTTTAGAGTAATATCTCTTTTCTTTGCAAGCTCCTGGATACGTTCAAGTATTGTCATAATAGCAATATCGTCCTTTCCAAAAAAGCTAGACAAGAAAAAGTATAAAATAATTGGATAATTTTGTTGACTATCACATTATTATGGGATATACTATTTCTTGTAAGTTAAGTTGTCAGTTAATAAGCAACGATATGAACATAATTATTTCCGCCAAGATTGATTATGAGTCTTATTTGTTGTGCTTATTAACTACGCTTTAATAGTACATTATTGTGGGTCAGTAGTCAATATTTTTTATAAAAATGTTCTATTTAAAACTTACTTAATAGCTTACTTAATAGCTTACTTAATAGCTTACTTAATAGGGTGGGTAGGGATTAAGAAAGGAGTGATTAAAGTGCCAGAAACAAAGGCAGGTAGAGATAAGATTGTGGAGTACCTTGAAGAGAATGACATTTCAGTTACCTCATTAGCTGTTGCGTACGGTATTAAAAAACAAGACATGTCCGACTTTTTAACTGGGCGAAAGATAACACCTAGAGGAAATCGAGTCATTTTAAAAATCATTTCAGATTTAAGAATTAAATAAGGAGGAATTGAAATGAACGAATTGGTGATCATGCACGATAAGCAAGCTGTAACAACAAGCTTGGTTTTAGCAGAAGTTTTTGAAAAACAACATAAAAATGTAATTCAAGCAATTGAAGCAAAAATTGAATCAGCTGAAAATTAAGCTCGTTATAAAAGGATGTTTTATGAAGGAATTTATACAGACAAAAAAGGTGAACAAAGAAAAATGTATTACCTTAATCGTGATGGATTTACATTCATTGCAATGGGATTTACAGGACGTAAGGTAGACGAATTCAAATTAAAGTACATTGATGCGTTCAACAAAATGGAAGAGCAGATTAGAAATCAATCACTACAAGTTCTGAATCAATCAACAGATGATTTGAAACGAGCAAACTTATTATATAAGATCGCAAATTTAACTTCTGACGAAGAGTTAAAAGAAGAATCTTTGAAATCTAGTTATGAATTAGTAACAGGAAAATTAATTCATCAAAAGAAAACAGATTATCAAAAACTATATGAAGCTGTCACTGAAAGATATGGCGATTCCGTAGAAGATAATCTAAAAGGTACAATACGTTTTATCAGAGTTTGGAAAGGGTGATTTAAATGGATAATTTAGCTTTGTTTTTGTCAATTGTTGCATTGGTTTCTGCAATTCTTGGATTGTTTCAAAATAAGTAGGTGATTATAAATGTTTATCAATACTAAGAAATTTAAAGGTTGTGAAGATGAGATTTTAGAAACTTTCGATAGATATAATTTCAATATTAATCAAGCAAAATACGTATTAGAACACGTTACAGAAAGATTAAATAGTCATGCTTATATTGTGTTTCCTGATTACAAGGAAGGTGATTTAAATGGAAGCATTACAAGTAAACATTAATCATAATTACTTAAATGATGTTATCAATCAGATTTTCAAAACATCACTTGAAGGTGTAACTTGGGATATCAATGAATTTAGGAAACATTGTTGTTCGAACAAGTCAGCAGAGTGGGTAAGACGCTATGTGATTTTACCATTTGCTAATGAGATTGATTTTGATAAAGGTGGTTGGTGCTTAAATCCACACGGTGGGAAAGGTAAGAAACAAATGATTTTTGCCAAGTCTGCTTGCGAGTGGATGGAAGAAAACAAAAGAAGGATTGATTGGAAAGGAAGGGTATGAATGGAACCTATATTAGTAGTTTTGATTGGATGCCTGATTTATGTATCAGTTTTCGTATTAGTTAATTGGTTAAAAGATTTATTTATAAAGTAAGGAGTGATAAGTAATGAATAGTACGGGTAAAGGTTTTATAAATTTAAGTTCTTTAGTAGCAATTTTCTTTAGTGGTCTAAGTTTTGGAATGGGTCACTTATATATAGGCTTTGGTTTCGTATTTTGGTTTGCTTTATCGTTAGTGGCTTTAACGGAAATACGCAAAGATGAGGAGGAAATAAAATGATTAATTTAGCAATTCTTATTGTAGGAATTTTTCTGGGGTTGATGTTAGCTCCAATGGTTGATGCGATTGAAGATGGTACTTTTTGGAATTGGGGTGATGAAGATGGAAGTAATCGGTAAGTTTGTTTGTAACGCTTGTTCTAGAGTTTTTGAAATAAATGGTATTGGAGAAGTCAATTATTGTCCGTTTTGTGGAAGTTATGAGGTGTATGTAAAAGATGATAGGGATTAAGAATTTCAAAAGTCATGCAAACAAATTGAAGAAGTTAAATAAAAGATTTAATCAATGGACTGAGTATGTTACAGAAGATTCATTTGTGTATGGTTACGGTGGCTGTTTAGTCAAGATTCATAGTAATTTAGATCAAAAAATCAAAGACGATAAGAAACAAGATTTTGTTGAGAAGTTATTTAAAGAGAATCAAGATAAAAAAGAAACATTTGTCTTACCAGTTAAACCAATAAAACAAATGTTTCAATCAATAAATCATCAATGTAAAATTGCAAAAATTAGCTTTAAAGAAAACATCATGATCATCAGACCTGATGTTTATGGGGTTTTCGATAATGCTAAATACCATTTCAATAGCTATTATAGCATACCAAATATTGAATTTGCAACTAACACTAAAATGATTGAGAGCCTATTTGTAATGCTGTACAACGAACAAATTACAGACATTCAAGTTGGATATGATAATTCACTCAAGCCAATATATTTCTCAAATGATGAATTAGAAGTGTTGGCATCACCATATCGTTTACCAGGTTTTGGTGATGAAAATCATGTAATTGGGAGTATTTGAAAGGGTGTGGTAAGACTTGCTCAAGATTAAGTTATTTAAACATCAAGAAGATATTTTAGAAGAAACAAAAGATATGAATAAAGTAGCTTACTACTTGGATATGGGTCTTGGTAAAACGTTTGTGGGATCTGAGAAGTTACATCAATTGAATAAACGAGCTAATTTATTAATTTGTCAAAAATCATTGATTCCTATGTGGATCAATCACTTCAAAACGTATTATAAGTATCAAGTTTTTGATGGTACTAAATCAACACAATTGAATCAAGTATTAAATAGTTATGAAAAGTTAAGACCATTCGTTTTGATTATTAATTACGATTTAGTTTTCAGACGTGATCTCAAATCAGTTTTCAGACATGATTTTACATTGATGTTAGATGAATCTTCCATGATTCAAAATGAAAAAACTAAACGTACTAAATACATTTTAAAAATGCATCCAGACAACATTATTTTATTATCTGGTACTCCAACATCAGGTAAATATGAACGCTTATGGAGTCAAGCTCATTTATTGGGCTGGAATATTACTAAGTCTAAATACAACAAGATTTATGTAAATTGGGACACCATGTATTTAGGAATTCAGAAATTTAAAGTTGTTAATAAAGATCATCCGTATAAAAATGTGCAGCGGTTAAAAAGGAAACTTAGAGAACATGGAGCTGTATTCATGAAAACAGAAGATGTTTTTGAGTTGCCAGAACAAAATTTCATACCGATTAAGGTTAAACAATCGAGTAATTATCGGAAATTTTTAAAAGATAAGTACTTAGAATTTGATAATCAAGAATTATTAGGGGATACAGCATTAACTTATCTCCTAGGATTAAGACAATTGTCAGGTATGTATTCTAAAGAAAAATTAGATCGATTATCAGATCTGATTGATTCAACAGAAGATAGATTGATAATTTTTTACAATTTTGAACGTGAGTTAGATGAGATTGTCAAAATTGCTAAAAACAAAATACGTCCAATATCAATTGTCAATGGTAAGACTAAAAATCTAACCAATTATGAAACTAAGGACAATTCAATTACCTTAATTCAGTATCAAGCTGGATCAATGGGTTTGAATTTACAAAAAGCTAATAAAATTGTTTATTTTACTCCACCACAACAATCAGAGTTGTATGAGCAATCTAAGAAACGAATACATCGCATTGGACAGGAACGATCGTGTTTCTATTACAACTTAATTGTTGAAAAGTCAGTAGAAGAACGAATTTATCGAGCTTTAAAAGAAAGGAGAGATTATACTGATGAACTCTTTAAAAGTGATTTTGATTAATGGAGAAGAGTTTCAAATGACTGAAGATGAAATTTTAACAGTTATGACTGAATACATTAAGAAAAAACGAGAATGGACTAGAAAAGTAGATTCATTAATTAAGGCTGGTAAAGGTTCTATGGTTAATGAAATTAAGGTTCCAGTAGTAAAAGGACATAGTGTAGGTAAAAATTGGAATATTCAAATAAGGAGTATAGAAGAATGAACGAATTAATAGGATTTGAACAAAGCAACATTGCGTTATTCAAGGATCTAAAGTTATTAGAGAATAGTATTAAGGAACTTCAAGACAAACAGAAGAAATATAAAGATGAATTAGTAAAGCAAATGGAACAATATAACGTTAAATCAATCGATAATGACTTCGTAAAAGTTACTTATGTTGCTCCAACTCAATCAACAAGTGTTGACTTGAAAACATTTAAAGAAAAAGAACCTGAAGAATACGATATGTTGTTGAATGATTATCCTAAGGTAACTAATCGCAAGGGTTATGTACGAATTAAGGTGAAGTAATGGCTGGAGAAAAACGATTTGAAAAAAAGGTTGAAAAATACTTAGAGAGTCAAGGGATATACCAGAATAACACTAAAAAACAAGATAAGACCATTAAAGATAACGGTTGGTTCTTCAAAGTTTGGGGTGGTGGATTTCAATCAGGAGGAATTCCTGATTTAATCTGCAACATTAACGGTTTCTTCTTGAGTATCGAATTAAAGGATATTCGAGGACAACCTAGTGAATTGCAAATTAGAAATACAAAATTGATTAATCAAACTAATGGTATTGGATTAATCCTATATCCACAAGGGTTTGATACTTTTAAAAAGATTGTTGAGGTGATGTTAGCTTGCAACTCTCATATTCCAGAGTATCTACATTTGAGCGAAATCCACTTGAATATAAACTCAGGTATCTTGAAAAGTTAGATACATTACCAGATTTTGAACCAACTGATCCATTAATTTTAGGGACTGCGATGCATGAACTAATTCAAAAAAATCAAAATGCAATTCAACAGTATTACATGTCATATCCATTAATTAATGACAAACACATCGAAGAAGCAATCAAGCTTGAGTTGTTATCTAAGAAAGTTTTGGATTTATTACCTGAATATGGATTTTATGAAGTAACGCTTAGCAATCAAGATTATATTGGTTTCATTGACATGTTGGTTAAAAACGATGATGGAACGTTTGATATTTATGATTTTAAATATTCAAATTCAATCGATAATTATATGAAGTCAGCTCAACTTCATTTGTACAAATACTACTTTGAACAAACTGGAAGAAAAGTAAAACATCTTAGATATGTTTTCATTCCAAAAATTAGATTAAAGCAAAAGAAAACAGAATCTGAATATCAATTCAGACAACGATTAAAACGAGCAATTAATAAAGATTATCAAATAAAAATTAAAGATGTTGAATATAATCCCAATAAGGTTATTGAATGGTTGACAGCTGCTAAACATATGTCAGAAGCTACTGAATTTCCTTTAAATGAAGATGATCCATTTTGGAAATATAGCCCTTATCGAGATTATGTTGAGAAAGGATTGACATACAACATGGTTACATTACCTGAAAATAAACGTAGAATATTAACAGAAGTTACACGTAGAAAATTATGGATTTATGGCGCTCCATTTACTGGAAAAACTACGTTTGCTAATGAATTTCCAGATCCATTAATGCTAAATACTGATGGAAACACAAGTTATGTAGACGCTCCAGTGGTACCAATTAAAGATGAAGTTACAACTACTGGTAGAAGAACAAGTCGTAAATTTGCTTGGCAAGTGTTCAAAGAATACATCGACGAATTGGAAAAGAAAGACAACGATTTTAAGACAATCGTCGTTGATTTGGTGGAAGACTTATATGAATCTTGTCGTTTATATATGTATGACAAACTAGGTATTGAACATGAATCAGACGATCCATTCAAGGCTTGGGACGAAGTTAGAACTGAATTTCTATCAACTATGCGTAGAGTAACTAATTTAGATTATGAAAACATTGTTCTAATTTCTCACGAAGATTCAACTAAGGATATTTTAAGTCGTGCTGGTGCTAAGTTGACGACCTTTAAACCCAACATTCAAGAGAAGGTAGCAAATAAAATTGCTGGTATGGTTGATTTAGTTTGTCGAGTAGTTGTTGAAGATAACGAACATATTTTAAGTTTTAAAACTACCACGACTCAATTCGGTGGTGGTAGATTGAGTGATTTATCAGTTGATTCAATTAACTTAAATTATGATGAATTGGTTGATGTTTACAATACATCATTAGTTGATACTAATAAACCTAAAAAACGCAAACAAACAAAAATTGAAGATGTTGACGAAGAAGAAACTCAAAAAGCAGAAATTGAAGATACTGAAGAAAAATCTAAGGAAGAAAAACCAAAGACACGTAAACGTAAAAAACGTGAAGAACCTGTAGAAGATCCCGATGTAGAAAAATCTGCAGAAGATACTGAGGAAAAACCTAAGGAAGAAAAACCAAGAAGACGTCGTCGCAGAACACGACAAGTCGAAGAAGATTAATTTTAGGAGGAACTTAAAACATGAGTAATTGGACTAAATTTGACAAAGAATTTGATAACGAAGCATTAAGGGATGAAGTTAAAGAAGCAGCAGAAAACGGTGGACGTGGAGATTATCCAGACATTCCAACTGGTGAATATGAGGTTTCAATCGAAAAATTAGAAGCTACATCTTCTAAAAAAGGCGATCCAATGGTAACAGTTTGGTTCAACATTTTAGACGGTGAATATGAAGGGTCTAAAATTTTTATGAATCAGGTAATTACTAAAGGTTTTCAAATTCACACAGTAAATGAATTTTTACGTTCATTAGGTACAAAGAATGAAGTTGAGTTTGAAACTTATAGTCAATATGAAAAATTAATTGATGATATTTTCGATGATATTGATGCTGACGGATTAGAGTATCTCCTAGATTACGGAGAATACAAAAACAAGCGTGGAAATGTTTATCCAACGTTTAAGATTAAAGAAATTTTTGAAGATTAATCGTTAATTATGTGGTGGGTGGGCTAGGGATAATGCATTTTTCTGTAAACCAGGAATGCTACATTAATTTACTCTCCTAAGGAAAGGTTGACCTATCTGGTTTGATTTTATAACGGTTCGATTCCGTTAAGGTTAATAAACTGTTATTACTAACAGTCAAAGTGAAATGAGGTGTTTAACATGTTGATTTTTTATGACTATGAAGTCTTTAAATACGATTGGTTAGTCGTTATTAAAGATCCTGAAAATAAAATTGAAACAGTAATCATTAATGATTCTGAAAAATTAAAGAAGTTTCATCAAGAACATGAAAATTGTATTTGGGTTGGTTACAACAACAATCATTACGATCAATGGATACATAAATCAATATTATGTGATATCAATCCTTATGAAATTTCAGACATGATTATTAACAAAGGTGTACCTGGTTGGAAAGCGTCAAGGTTGTTCAGACAAATTAAGATGTTTAACTACGATGTAATGATTCGTGGTGATGGTGGTTTGAAGTCACTAGAAGGATTTATGGGTTCAAATATTAAAGAATCTGACGTAGATTTCAATATTCAACGTAAGCTGACCCAAGCAGAAATTGACGAAACTATTAAGTATTGTAGACACGACGTTGAAGAAACAATGGAAGTATTTTTAAATCGTCAAAGTGATTTTAATGCTCAACTTCAATTATGCAAGCTACCTACACAAAAGATGAATTTATCCTATTTATCTAAAAGTAAAGCTCAAATGGCAGGAATTATTTTAGAAGCACGAAAGAAGATTTATCATGATGAATTTGATTTAGATTTTCCAGATACTCTAAAGATTGAAAAATATGCTCAAGTTTTAGATTTCTATAAAAATCAAGAAAATCGTGATTATTCAAAATCTTTAAAAACTGAAATTGCAGGCGTCCCACATATCTATGCTTGGGGTGGAGTTCATGGAGCTAAACCACAATATTTTGGAGAAGGATATTTTATCAACATGGACGTTACAAGTCTGTATCCAAGTTTAATGATTCAATACGGACTATTATCACGCTCAATCAAAGACCCAAGAAAATTCAAAGAAATCTATGATACACGAGTTAAATATAAGCATGAAGGCAACCCACTTCAAGCACCGTTAAAAATCGTTATTAACTCAACTTATGGAGCGATGAAAGATAAAAATAATCCGTTATATGATCCAAGACAAGCAAATCGAGTATGTATTTACGGACAACTACTATTAACGGATCTGATCGAGAAGTTAGAACCTTATTGTGAAATTACTCAATCAAATACAGATGGTGTTTTGGTTAAGTTAAGAAGTGAAGATGACTTTGATTTAATTGATGATATCGCTTGGGAGTGGGAGAAACGAACACATTTGAGTTTAGAATTTACTGAATTTAAACGTGTTTACCAAAAAGACGTTAATAATTACGTCATGATTGGAACTGATGGACACGTCAAAACTAAAGGTGCTTATGTTAAAAAACTAAATCCATTGGATAATAATTTACCAATTTTAAATACAGCCTTGGTTAATTATTTTGTCAATAACATTCCAGTAGAAGATACCATTAATGATTGTGATGATTTAGAACAATTTCAATTGATCGCTAAGTTATCCAGTAAATATAAGTATTTGTTGTTAAACGGTGAGATTTTAAACGAAAGATGTGTTAGAGCATTTGCTAGCAAAAAAGATACTGATGGTGGATTGTTAAAGGTTCATTGTGTTACTGGTAGACCTGCTAAATTTCCTAACAGTCCTGAGAAATGTTTTATTTTTAACGACAATATAAAAAATGTAAAAGCACCAGAATACCTAGATAAACAATGGTATATAGACATGGCCAAAAAACGATTGAAGCAGTTTGGGGTGAGTTAATTGAAATTGTATCGTGGATACGTTAAATCCAATGAAAAGGGGGCGATTGAGAAATTCAAAGATGTTCCAGATGAAAAATTACGTACGTTGGATAACGTAAAAAAGTTTGATTCTTATGGTGGGATTTTAGCAGAAGATATCGTAATGCTTGATGTTGATAGCATTGAAGATTCTGATAAGTTACTAGATATATTAGATGACCTAGATTATCCTTGCATCGCTAGATTTACAGAACATGGAGTTCATTTCTATTTTAAAAATACTAACAAGAATAAACGTAACGGGACTAAATTGCTATTACCAATAGGCTTGGTAGCAGATGTCAAATATGGTTATAACTCAACTTTTGAACCTTTAAAAATCAATGGCGAAGAAAGAGAAATAGCTTTAACTGGAGATGAATTAGGGGAGTTGCCTTATTGGTTACGTCCACTAAGTAAGCGAAATTCTAAAAAAATAAAAATTGATAATTTACGTTCAGGAGATGGACGTAATGAAACACTTTATCCATATATTTTAACGCTGCAAAGTGAAGGCTTATCTAAAGAAGAAATCAAAAAAACATTCAATTTGATTAATAAATATATTTTTGAAGATCCCTTACCTGTAGAAGAGTTAGAAACTATCACTAGAGATGAAGCTTTTAACAAAAAAGTCTTTTATGTTGACGGTAAATTTAGTCCTAACCTGTTTGGGGATTATCTGATATCAGAATTAAATATTAAACAAATCAACGGTCAATTACATAGTTATGATGACGGTGTATATGTTGCTGGAACTAAAATTATTGAAAGTAAAATGCTTGAAATTCTACCAAGTATTAGGCGTTCTAATCGTCAAGAAGTTCTATCGTACATTGATATTAAAAGTCTTAAAAATTACAGTTCACAAGATGCTAATTTTATAGCATTCAAAAATGGTGTATATAACATCAAAGAAAAAAGATTAGAACCTTATACACCAAACATAATCATTACTAACAAGATTGATTATGATTATGGACCTAGTGCTAAATGTTCTTTGGTTGATTAGATTATGGATAAACTAGCGTGTCATCAACGTGATTTGGTTAATTTGTTGTATGAAATTATTGCATATACATTCTATCGCAGAAATGAACTGGGTAAATTCTTTATTTTAACTGGTTCAGGTGCTAACGGTAAATCAACGTATTTAGACATGATACGAACCCTGTTAGGTAGTAAAAATATCTCATCTTTAGATGTGTCTGAGTTGGATCAACGATTTAAAACCGGTGAATTGGCTGGAAAATTAGCAAATATTGGCGATGATATTTCTGATTCCTACATTAAAGATACATCAATTTTAAAAAAGTTAGTTACTGGTGAAGCTGTTACGGCTGAACGTAAAGGATTAGATCCTTTTATGTTTGAAAATTACTCAAAATTGTTATTTTCTGCCAATTCAATACCAAGACTTGGGAAAGGTTCAGATACCAAAGCATTGAATCGTAGAATGGTTATTGTTCCATTTAATGCTACATTTTCTCCTAAAGATCCAGACTACAAACCATATATTAAATATGATTTGAGACAAGAAAATGCGATTAAATATCTAATTGTTAAATCAATAGAAGCATTGCATCGAATTTTAGAAAATAATGGATTCACTAAATCAGAGTTAGCAGATAGAGAATTAGAAAAATACGAATACGAAAACAATCCAATTTTAGGGTTCTTTGACGATTTAGAAGAAACTGATTATTTAAACCAACCAACTAAAGATGTCTATAAATTATATACAGAATATTGTTTGAGAAATGGTTTAAATTCAGTTTCTAATATTAGTTTTAGTCGTCAAATAACATCACATTTTAACTTAACGAGCAAATCATCGAGAGTTAATGGCAAAGTAATCAGAATTTATATAAAGGAAGAGGAGTAATGGAGGCATTAGATAATGAGTAAAGTTTACATCGTATCAGATAAAAATCAAAAGCGAATGAAGAATCTCATAGATATTAATATTTTGAAAATCAGAAAAGGTCCAACACTATTTATGACACCTTTTAAAACAACAGCTATTCAATTAGCAAAACTTTATAAATATAGTGTTAATTCAGAAGATGTTGTTATTGATGAATATGAACCGCTACGTGATATTTTTATTATCACAAAATCTTAGACTTTAAAGGAGCTAGAAGATGAAGATGTTGAGTAAATTATTAACTTGTTTGCTGACTATTACAGTTTTTGCAAATACCATAACGTTTGTTTTAGGAATCTTTTATTTCTTTGATTTTGAAACGTTTGGTATGTGGCTTATGGAGCTAGTTGTGATTTTTATTCTAACCTATGCTAAAGCAAATGTTGATTGTTATGTAGATCAGTACGAGTCACAAGAAAACAGAACTAGAAGAAGCAATAAATAGTAATTAACAGATATTACCACACTTTAGTGGTAATTATGCGGGTATAAGTTAATGGCAGACAGTCAGATTCCCCAATCCGAAAGTGCGGGTTCAAGTCCCGTTATCGCTTAATATCGATATTAAAAATAAAGTAATGGAGTTGATTAAATGGTAAGAAACAAGGTTGAAGATCTGAATAACATACTGTTTGAACAATTAGAAAGATTGAACGATGACAGTTTGGACTTGGATAAAGAACTCAAACGAGCCACTGGTATTAGCAAAATATCAAACAACATCATTGAATCTATGAATTTAGTTTATAAAGCTACAAAACTAAATGCTGATATGACTGGAGAGTTCAAAACGCCTGAAATGCTGGAGGTCAAAAATGAGAATAAAACTGAATCCAAAAATAATTAATTGGTTGGAAGAAAATGTTCCTGGTAGACCGTGGAAAGAAACTTTCAGAATGTTTAAACAAGAATTTCCAGATTTAGAGTGGAGCTTAGATAGTATGAAACATTCTTGCTATAGACGTGGTATAAGAAATGAAATTGATTCTAGATATAAAAAAGGACATAAATCATGGTGTGCTGGAATGAAAGGTTTAAGAATTCCTGGTTCTGAAAAAGGTTGGTTCAATGAAGGGCGTAGACCGCCTAATGAAAGACCATTAGGTAGTGAGCGTAAATATGGGAAATATACACTTGTTAAAGTCAAAAGAGACGGTAGTAAATATGAAAAATGGAAACCTAAGCAAGTACACATTTGGGAACAACATAACGGTCCATTACCAAAAGGATATATTATCACATTCATAGACGGAGATAAGTCAAACCTAAATATTGATAACTTGGCTTGCATTAAAAAGAGTGTGAACGGTGCAATGAACATTAAAAGTTTACGTTCAGAATCGCCAGAATTATTCAAAGTTAGAGTAGCACAAATTGAATTGGATCAAAAGATAAAAAAGATAACTAAGAATTTAGGAAGTGATTGAGTTGGGTAGGAGAAAGAAAATATTATTCACTGATTATTTCATAAACTTGGTAGATACGTATAAATTGAATCAAGTAGGAGAAAGAACGTATAACAAATATTGTTTAACTCACAGACATTTGAAAAAAATTTGTCCTGACTTGTATTTACAGGACATGAACGCAAATGATTATCAACAAATCTTAAATGAGTTTGGTAAGACTCATGAAAAAGCTACTACAGTAGACTTTCATCATCAATTAGCTTGGGCTTTGAAACGTGCTTATAACGTTGACGGATTAACGGACAGAGATGTTACTTATGACGCTCAAATTCCTAAAGGTGTAGTAACCAATAAGAAGAAACCTAAATTCATGGAACTTGATGACATGAAAAAATTGGTAGTTACTTTGAAATACCTTAATTCATCTTATGCGAATTTCTTTTTGATTTTACTAAAAACAGGGTTAAGATTTGCTGAATTACTAGGAATAACATTAGAAGATATTGATTTTGAGAAGAAAACAATATCTATTAACAAAACTTTGGATTATAAGAAAGGTGCTTATGATGAAAATTTTTCAAGAAGATTTAAAAGCACTAAAAATAAATATTCGATTAGAACAATTCCAGTAGATGATGCAGTTATATACATGTTTTGGAGAAATGCTAAAGGTGCTGATAAAGATGAAAGTATCTTTGGATCAATTAAAGGATTCCAATATAATTCATCACTTAATAACAAACTAGAACAAACTTGTAAATACGCAGGAGTTCCAGTTATAACTTTGCATGGATTAAGACACGAACATGCCACTTATCTTGTCAGTCAAGGTATTGATAGTAGAGCTGTTGCTGAAAGGTTAGGTCACGTTGACGATTCGGTAACTAGAGAAGTTTATATTCATAGGCTGGAAACGGAAAGGGTTAGAGATAATCAACAAATTATGAGGAGTGTTTCTAAGATATGATAAAATTTAGAGAACCAATAAAAGGTAAAGATCCAGATTTTAAAATCATGCCTTCAAGAACGGAAAATTTTTGGATAGATAGATTTGAACAAATAAAATCAATAAATCCTAATTTTGAAATGACTACTGACGATGAAAATATGCGTAAATCATCATGGATAAATAAAGATAGGCAATGTAAAGGATGTAAGATACAAAACGATAGGTTAAAATTCAAGGAAATTCAAGCAAATAACCCTAATTTTGAAATGACGGCTGATGATTACGTTTTAGAAAATTCAACAAAAATCAACATAAAATGTAAGACTTGTGGTAATACAAATCAAATAAAATTTAATTCACTGTTATTAACTCCGAATAGGAAATGTATTTATTGTGAAAAAAACTAATAGCTTAAGGAGAATAAATTAATTGAAATTTGATGTAAAAACAGTTAATAAGGTTTTAGAAATAGACGACGCTTTTAAAGCTCCAACAAAAATGATGAATTTAATGTTAGACCCTAAAAAGCGTGAAAAGACATTTAAGAAGTTTTTAGAAATCGAAACTGATATGAGTTATGAATGGTTTCAAGAGTATTTTGGCGATGAACAAGCTGAAAGGAAATCAAAGAAACAAGATTTCACACCTAGTTCAATTTCAAATCTAGTTGCTCAATTAGTTGGGAAAGATAAGAGTACTTATTACGAGCCTGCAGCAGGTACTGGCTCAATGCTAATTGCTAAATGGTGGAATGATAGATTAAAGAATCCATTATACAAGCGCCCAGAAACTGATAATCCACTAATTAAGTTCTTAACATCTCCAACCTTTACCTATGATCCAAGAGCATATTGGTATCAAGCAGAAGAATTATCAAATAGAGCAATTCCATTTTTGATTTTTAACATGTCTATTCGTGGAATGAATGGTTCAATAACTCAATGTGATTGCTTATCAAGGAAAGCTACTAGAGCATTTTTTATCAGAAATGATACACCTAATTATTTAGGATTTTCAGAAGTAATTGAGTTACCTAAGAATCAAGAAGTAGCTGATTTATTGGGGGTTCACTGGGATGAATGAAAATATGAAAAGTATGATAAAGGATTTAAAGAATGAATTTCCTAAAATTTATGATCGTGTAAATCATGGATTGTACATACTGGCAATTGATGAAAACGGCAAGGTTTATGAAGATGAACCAGGTTTTGACGAAAAAATCGTTGAAGAAATCCAAATTATTTACAACGGGAATACAGTTTCTGTTTATCCAAATTACATTTATAAATGTTCAATTAGATTTTTTGTAGTCAGATACGAAGACTTAGATATTATCACTAAAGCTGTTGCGATTGTAGGAAAGCATTTAAGAAAAATTGGTTAGAAAGGAAAGTATAACTATGAACGAAAACTTTTTAAGCATGTTTAAGGAATTAAATAGAAAATATCCAGATGATTATGGCTCTATTGAAGGTCTTAGAATCGATGCCGTAGATCTTAAAGGTAATTACGATGATGACGATAAATTTGATGAAACACTTTTAGATAAGCTGAGAATTTACTACAAAGAACAAATTATAACTATCACAAGATACGATAGGGATAACTGGGAAATTGAAGACTATGCCTATCTCAAATTTGAAGATTTTAGAGAAATCGGAAAGATTTTAAGTATTGTTATGAAACATATAAGCAGAATCGAGTTAGATTGATTTGTAACGATTATATAAATTGAGCCAAAAGGAGAAAAGACCATGAACACAAATATCGATTAATATTTTTAAAGATTTAAAGAAAGAACTTTCAAAAGATGTGTATCAGGAATTAGATCTGAACATTTATGACTGCAACGGAAAAGACTATTTTATAGATGACGAATTTCAAGAAAAAATATTTAGAAATATGTTTATAAATTACAAAACGAATATAGTGGATATAAGGAGAAATAATTATAGTTTATTCGATATCAATACAGACATACTTATCGAGCAAGAAGATTTAGCGGTTATCGGAAAAGTTATAAGTATAGTAGTTAAACACTTAAGCAAGATCGACTTTGAAGAATCAAACTAGTTCGCAGTGTAAAGACAGTCTAAATGGAGGAAGAAACATGGATTTTAAGAAAGAAATTAAAAATATTGAAAGAAAGTCAAAAGAAGTTAGTGAAACAGCAGAAAACATTTTAAATCTTCTTGAGAAGAATGGGTATGATGACGCAATTATTGTTTTGAAAAAAGATGAGGCAGTAGGGGCAGCAACCACAAACTTGAATGGCAATTTTACACCAATGATGTTGACTTTCCTTTATGACCAAATGAACGCTTTAAGTAAAGTGAAGTTTGCAACAAAGATTTTAGGCATTAGTGGCGAAGAGTTAGTTAAAGACATGTTAGAGGAGAAACGAGAAAATGAAGATTAATTTTAAGGGCAAAAATGAAGCGAAAAAGTTGTATCAAGTTGGAAATGTTATCAGAGATATCTCTGATACTTTATATCTAGTTGTTGGGAACGCCGAGGATGGATATGAGCTTGTCAACTTGACTGACAATACAACCACATGTAAATATGTAACGCTTGAAGACTTGGTCAGTGAATATGCAGACAGAAACGATACTTTGGTTAATGTAGAAATAAATGTTCTATAAGGAGAAGATATGATTTCAAAAATATTAGATATCATTATATGGATTACTCTAACAGATTTAGTTATTGAACTAGCGTTATCTAAAGAAAGCATAGCTAACAAGATTACAGCTTTAATGTTGATATTTATATTTTTAACGCTAGATAAAATTTTAAGAAAACTCAGATAGGAGAGAATCAAGATGAATAGAAGAAAATCACCAAGACAAAAAGAGCTAGAATTGCGTTGGGTTAAAACGTTAAACCAAAATGCACCAGGGACAGAAAATTCAATATTGAATTTGTGGAAAAATAATCAAGTTCCGATAACAGAACTGATTGATTTCAGAAATTTATATGTTAGTAAAGGTTATCGTAGCGGATATAGAGAAGGGTATGATGAAGGCTATTTTGAAGCATAGATCAAATAAATTGACCTTAGCAAGTCTTAAAACTGTTAGATATTGGCTTATGTCTATTTGAACGGTATGCATTCACAAAAACCGTAAATCAAGATCTCACAAATAACGACATAAACAGTACAGGCTTAGTATCTGTCGCAGGATGCTAAGTCATAGGTGGTAATTTTGCTGATGAGCTACAACCTCCAAACAGAAAAAATCGAAAGGATGTGAAAATTCCTCCTCATTAATTCATGCGTAGAAAATTAGCAATTATTACTGCCATTAGGGTTATTAAACCTACTTAATCTTTTAAATACACAATAGTTACAGGCACAAATAATTTGAAGGGAGTTAATCCTCCGTGCATTATTCGTAAGCCTGTAACACCGCCTTGCATCCACATGATTTGAGATGGTCACACGTTTTGAGGGCGTGGCAAGGCTTTAGCTAGCTATAAATATGAGAAAGGATTGATTAGATGAAATTATATTTAGTTGAATATACAGTCGATAGCGTCATAAAAAATATGATTGTACGAGCTAAAGACCACAACGCAGCTGAAACACAAGTTAAAGTTTCTGTAATAGCTAACATTCATGATGATAATTTTTAGGAGATGTAAGCATGAATTTTGATACAGAAGGCGAAATATTATTTAAGGACGGTTTGAAAGTTCATTTTAAATGTTGGAGAGGACAACGACTCCATACGATTAAATATTTTGATGAAAGCAATAAGGAAGTACCATATAACAAAATATGGGGTAGACAGTATGAATACTGTAAATTAACAAGTTCTGAAGGCACCTTGTTTTATCAAAATAATGTTATTGCAGATCGAAGTAAGTTTGATGATGAAACTAATTAAATCTAAAAATCAAGTTCATCAAAATTAACAAAGTATACAAACTTAAAATTAAGAAGGTATGAATATGATAAATAAAACTGATTATTATAAATATAAAGGTAAGGTATTCTTCAACGTTGAAGATCCTTTTGGTTACAAACATAGAGAAGTTGAAGTATTAGCTATCTATGAAAACACTGCAGCTGTTCGTGATGTTAAAACTGGTTTAACGTGGACGATTCGTAAGCGTGAAATAGGATTAAAAGAAACTGGAAAACTCCACAAACATCACGGTCATTTTGATTATCGGAAAACCAAGCGTCAATGGAAAGGTAAACAAGAACAATTAATTGATACAATTAGAAGTTTATAAGGAGTGATATTAATGTACAAATCAAGACCTATTACAGTGGTTGTCAATGAAAATATCAACTACATTTTAAACAGAGAAAAAATAACTAAAGAATCACTGTATAAAGAAGTAGGGCATCAGAAAATTATTTACAATCCAAGTGCAAACACATCTATTCAGAAGTTAGAAGAAATAGCTAAGTTCTTAGGTACAAATGTTCCAGACTTAGTGACTGATTGGAAAGATGGTTCCTATCCAGATGAACATGAAGAATACGATCGTGGTTATAAAGATGGTAGAAAAGATGCATTAAAGGAATTATATGATAAGGAAGTCAATAAGATCGGATAAAAATTTTGTCAATAAATCAGCAATAAATAATATCGATAGAAAAAATTAATAGATTAACGTGATCGGTAATAGATCAAATCAAACACTAATGATTCTAGTTAATCATTGAATATAATTTTAAATCACAACGAAATAACATAAATAAAATATTTTACGTATTTCAAAAATTGTGAAGATTTTGTGAATTTGAAAAATAATCTGTTACATCTGTTACACTTTGCTTAAAATATTCTATTTATCAGTTGTTGTAAAATGCAATGAACTTTATAAATCAACATGTAACAGGTTGTAACGAGTTGTAACAGATAAAAAAGGTCATCTGTTACAGCTGTATCCCTTGTGGCTCAAGGGGTTTGGCGATTTTGTAACAGATGTAACGAGTTTGAGTCGCCCTATATTATATATTTTTTTATTATATATAATATAATAGTATTAAATAATTAATATATTCCATTTCTATTTTTAAAAAATATATAAGAAGTTCATTTTATCTGTTACATCTGTTACACTTCAAAAATAGGGCTTATAAACGTTGATATGATAAGGTTTCAAGTGTAACAGATCGAAAAAGTTAATCTGTTACAATCTGTTACATCTGTTACAAAGATAAAAAATTTTAAGTGAGGTTTAGTTTGAATGAATATAGACAATGAATTTAAGCATAATAAAGCTTATTTAATGCGATATCGGAAAATACATACGAAGATAGATAGATTGAAAGATAAATTAAATAGACTGAACGAACGTTATGATTTAAAGGGTGTATCTTATTCATCTGAACCTTCTAGCTCAGTAAAAAAAACCTTAGATGACGTTTTAGCTCAAAAGGAATATCTTGAAAATAAACTTGATGAGATGGTAAGTGAATCAATTGATATTAGAAATGAGATTACAGAAAAGTTATTAGATTTAGATAATCAATTAGAAGCTACAGTTTTAGATTTTTACTTTCTAGAACAATATAGTTTAAATGATATTGCTGATGAATTGTCTTATTCAGATAGACAGATAGAACGATTATATGTTGACGGTATAATGTCGGTTGAATGTCGGTAGCGTGTCAGTGTTATGTCGGTTGAATGTCAGGTTAATGTCGGTAAGATGTCGGTGACAAGTCGGTATATCCATGCTATGATGTGTATGATGATAATTGTCTAGAAGAAATCATCCAACCTTTTATTAATTAGTACATGAGATATTGTTTATATCTATTAACTTTAATTTTTATTTGTTCATTTAAGACTAGAGTTCTTGAAGTATTTGATGTTACTTCAAGAACTCTAGCTTTTTTGTTTGGAAAGGATAGTGATTGAATTGGCTCAAAGAGTTGTGCTTATGAATGAAAGAGAATTCGATGAAGTAATGAAAGGATTAGATGCCTTACCATTTGAAGTTAATCATACAACAGCAAGCAATGGGAAGTATGTTAATGCTTTGATTACTGTATCTAAATCTAAGGTAGAAGAATCTTTAAAAGCTATGGATTACAATCAATTAAAAGGCAAAGATATTAACTACCATGCTACAGTCAAGTGGGTAGACTAACATGTATGAAGATAAGTACATCAAGTTCTATCATAGTAAGGCTTGGAAACTAGCACGTAAGCAAGCACTGGCAAGAGACCATTACCTATGTCAAGAGTGTTTGAGGCAAGGAATAGTTAGAACAGCCAATACAGTTCATCATATCATTCCTATTAAAGATGATTTTAAGAAGAGATTGAAATTGGATAACCTAGAAACAATCTGCTTGGAACATCACAACCAAGAACATAGAGAAAAACCTAGTGGAGAGAAAGACAAATACAAAAAACTGAAAGAAAAGAAACGTGAAGTATTTGTGTTTAAAGCAAATCCAGACTTTAAATTATAGTCCCCCCTAGGTCGAAATTAGTTAAAAATATTTTAGATTTCAACGGTGTTGGGGATAGAAAACAATAAATTCGTTTTTCAATCGAAAAAATATTTAAAAATCTGGAAGAAAGGAGTTAATTTTTATGCCACAAGTAGCAAAAAGTGCAATGATGCACCTATATGAAGGAAATCCTAATAATTTAACAAAAAAAGAAATTTATAAAAGGAAAAAGAACGAAGAAAAGTTGAAAGTTTCTTCCAACAACTTAAATCCACCTTCCTGGTTAGAGCCAGGAGCGAAAAAGAACTTTAAACGTATTGTAGAGTTAATGGAACCAACTGGAATATTATCAGAGGTGGATGTGGATATTCTAGCTGTATATTGTGATACGTATTATGATTATCTATCGTATAAACGGAAAATTCGAAAAACTGGAAATCTGATTGAAGGTAAGGTTAATCCACTAATTCGTGAGAAAAGAAATGCAGCTGCAGCATTAACTAAATATGCTAACATGCTTGGATTAACTCCTTCTGCCAGAGCGTCGTTAGCAATTCATTTAGATGATGAAAGTGATGATGACGATGACTTCTAAAATTTTACAATATAATCAAACCCAGTTGGAAAAATGGTGGAATGATTATAGAGGGTCAATGTTGGGTTGGGCTTATCTAGATAAACCGTCCCCAGTAGTTCTAACTACTTATTACGCTAAAATGGTTGTTGAAGGAGATATTCCAGCAGGCAAAAACATTATCTTAGCTTGCAAGCGCCACTTGAGAGATTTAGAACGACAAGGCGACGAAGATTTTCCTTGGGTATTTGATGAAGAAAAAGCACATAGACCTATTAGATTTATTGAGAAAAAATGTAAACCGTCAAAGTCAGTCAATGCTCAATTGATTTTACAACCATGGCAACATTTTATTGTTGGTTCAATGTTTGGTTGGGTGCATCGTGATACAGGCCTAAGACGATTCCGTGAAGGAGTTGTTTTTGTTGGTCGTAAGAATGGTAAAACGACATTAGAGTCTGGTTTAGCTGATTATATGGCAGGGTTTGACGGAGAACGTGGAGCTAACGTGTACTTTTTAGCTAATGCACAAGTTCAAGCCAGAAAATTATATGATGAATCTAAAGCAATGATTGAACATAGTCCTTACTTGGCTAAGCGATTTGTTACAACACGTTCTGAAATAAGATTTCCAAAAACAAATTCTACAATCGTTCCTATGTCTGTTGAAAAGAAAAACAAAGACGGAGAAAATGTTCACTTTGCCGTATTTGATGAAATTCATGAATACAAAGATTATTTCTTAATTTCAGCAATGAAACAAGCCAGGGGTGCGAGATTACAACCGTTAATTATGTATATCTCAACTGCTGGATATGTTTTAGATGGTCCTTTAATGGACTTTATCGACAACGGAAAAGAAGCTTTATCAGATTATGACGCTCACGTCGATGAGAGAACATTCTATTACTTGGCTAGTTTAGATAAAGTTGAAGAAAGTGATGATCCTGAACTATGGATTAAAGCTAATCCTAATCTTTGCTTAATGGATACAGTAAACTTGATATCTGACTACATTAAGGATAAAAGAACTCCTGCTGAATATGCTACTTGGCTGACAAAACAGTTTAATATTTTTAGTTCTACTGATGAATTATCATTTGTAACAATTGAAACCATTAATAAAAACAAGCGTATGATTGATGAAGATACATTGTTAGGACGTTCATGTATAGGTGGATATGACTTATCAGAAACGGAAGACTTTACTGCTACTGGCTTAGAATTTAAGTTAGATGACGGTTCAATCTTTTGGAAAATGCAATCCTTTGTGCCAGAAGAAAGAGTCAGAATTGATAAAAATCCAGAACGATTACAGGAATGGGAAAAGCAAGGATATTTAACAATTGTTCCTGGAGAATATGTTAATTATGAATATGTTTATAATTGGTTTGTTGAGCAAGCTAAAAAATATAAAATTCAACAAATCAATTATGACCCTAACAAAGCGTTGTTTTTAAACCAATCATTACAACAATACGGTTTTAATACTAAGGTTGTTAGACAAGGTTTTACTACTTTAGGTGGGCCAATGCAAAATATGAAAGAATTGTTGCTAGACGGTAAGGTAGTAACTAATAACAATTTGATGTTTAGATGGTATCTGAATAACGTAAAGTTGGTAACAGATAGAAATAATAACTGGATGCCAACTAAACAATCACGTAATCGTAAAATTGACGGTTTTGCAGCATTACTAAATGCTCATGAATCATTATGGGAGAACCTAAACGTCAAAGAAAAGAAAGCTAGAATAAAATTTGTCAGTTTAAGATAAGGAGGTGATTACTTGGGTTTTTGGAATAGAATAAAAAGTTTAATTACTGGAAATAAAAAAGCTAGTGGACCAGTTAGTTTGAAAACAGGTAATCCTTTCCCAATTAGTTTATCTGGTTCAACATTACAAACTAACGAGACGGTATTTTCAGTAATTACTCAGTTATCTAATGCAATGGCTAGCATGCCACTAAAACTATATAAGAATTATGAAGAAGTTACAGACAGTGATTTAGCGATGGAAATAAAATATCATCCTAATCCGTCCATGACTTCTTTTTCTTTTATACAAAAATTAGAAACAGACCGTAATGAATACGGTAATGCTTATGTACTGATTGAAAGAGATGAATATTGGCAACCAGTTAATTTATATCCAATCTCTCCAACTTGTGTGACGGTTATGCAAAATCAAGATGATAATTCAATTTGGTATAAGATTACTGCTACTAATGAAAATATATTAGTCTCAGAAGCCAATATTTTACATTTAAAGCACATTTCAGGGTCAACAAGGTTATTAGGTATAAGTCCTTTAGACGTGCTAAAAAATGCCTTAGATTTTGATTTAGCTGTACAGAAATTCAGTTTGTCTGAAATGTCTAAGGTAGATAGTTTTAAGGTTACTTATGGTTCAAATGTTGATGATGAGAGTAGAAAAGATGTTATTGATAATTTTAGAGCTTTCATCAGAGACAACGGCGGTGTTTTGTTTGAAGAGCCTGGTGTTGAAATCAGTCAACTACCTAGAGAGTTTTTATCTGGAGACTTAATCAATACTGAAAAGATAACTGATACAAGAATAGCTAACGCTTTTAATGTTCCTTTAGCGTTCTTAAATCAATCTACTGTTAGCAATAACGAAGATTTGATGAGTCAATTTGTACAAAGAACATTAATTCCAATAGCTAGACAATATGAACAAGAATTGACTAATAAATTATTAACGGAACAGCAAAGAAAAGTTGGAATGTATTTTAAATTCAATGTTAATAGTTTATTACGTGGTAATGTTCAAGCACGTACAGCATATTATCAAGCATTAAGACGTTCTGGTATCTTAACAACTAACGATATTAGAGCGTTGGAAGATTTACCACTATCTAAAGACGAGTTTGCAGATAAATTATTTGTATCTGGTGACTTATATCCTTTAGATATGGACCCAGCACAACGAAAGGGGGTGAGTTCAAATGGTAATGGAATCAAAACTGAAGAAACCAATCAAGTATTGGAAAATGAGCAAAACTCAAGATAACATTGGCGAGATTTCAATTTATGGTGAAATTGTTTCTGAAAAATGGTTTGATGAAGAAATCTCTGCCACGTCATTTAAAGATGATTTAGATGATTTAGGCGATGTAAAGACTATTAATTTACATATTAATTCGCCTGGTGGAAGTGTTTTTGAAGGAATAGCAATCCATAATATGTTGAAAATGAATAAAGCTAAAATTAATGTTTATGTTGACGGTTTAGCAGCATCAATTGCAAGTGTCATTGCTATGAGTGGTGATACTATTTTTATGCCTGAAAACTCAATGCTAATGATTCATAATCCGTGGACGGTTGCAATGGGTAATTCAAAAGAATTACGAAAACAAGCAGATGATTTAGACCGTATTGCTCAAGCAAGTGTTAAAACTTATTTATCTAAATCAAACGGGAAGATTGATGAAGAAACATTAGTCAAATTGCTAGATGAAGAAACATGGTTATCAGCTCAAGAAGCTGTTGATTATGGTTTAGCTGATGAAGTCTTGGAATCAAACAAAGCAGTAGCTAGTTTACCAGGCGAGTTTTTAGAACGTTATAAACACGTTCCAAATCAATTAATTAAACAATCTGCTCCAGGTAATTCAATAAACCGAGAGCGACTAATTGTCAAAGCAAAAGAAAAAATTGATTATGTGAATAATACATTAGGAGGAGTTACATTATGACAATTACACTTTATGAAAAGAAACAAAATTTAGGAACTTTAGGTTCACAATTAAAGAAAGTTAATGAAGAAATTGCAATGAAAGCAGGAGATCCGACAGTTGCTGATAAGGATTTAATGCAATTACAAGAACAATCAGAATCTTTAGAGAAACGTTATAACATGTTAAAAGAACAAGTAGAGCGTGAAGAAGCTGAACAACGTGCTAAATTCACAAAAACAAAAACACCTACTATGACAGCAGAAGAAAAATTAATTCATGCTAAAGCTGAATTTTATCGTGGCCAAAAATTATCTTCTGACTACAAGCAAGTATTAGGTGATGACGATTCAACTACTCATGGTTCTAAGTTATTGCCAGTAACAATTGCAAATGATATCATTGCTGAACCAACTGACACTAATCCATTACGTGATGACGAATTGGTGACAGCAGTAACTAACCTAGAACGTCCACGTATTGATGTGACAATTGATGATGACTCATTCGTAAACGATCAAGAAGTAGCTAAGGAAATCGGATTAAAAGGTGATACCGTTAAATTTGGACGTAATAAGACAAAACTTAAAGTAGCTATTTCTGAAGCAATCTTGAATGGTACTGATACAAACTTAGTAGAACATGTAAATGCTCAATTACAAGCGGGCTTAGCACGTAAGGAAAAGAAAGTGGCTTTTGCTGAAACAGCAAAACCTGGTGAAGAAGAAATGAGTTTCTACTCAACTCAAAACAACATTAAGAAAGTATCTGGTTCAACTTTATTTGACGCTATTACACAAGCTGCAGGAGATATTGCAGATGAATTCCAATCCGATATTAAAGTTTATATGACACGACCAGATTACTTGAAGATGATTAAAGAATTATCTAACGGTGCAGTATCATTGTTCGGTAAGGCTCCTGAAGAAATCTTAGGTTACCCAGTTCGTTTCACTGAATTAGCTAAGAAACCAGTTGTTGGTAATTTCAAGTATGCTCAACTAAATTACGAAATCTCTTCTGCATTGTATGAACAATGGAAAGATTATGACAAGGGTGTAAACAATTTCCAATTAACAGCATGGTTTGATCACAAGATTTTACTAGCTAGTGCATTCCGTATTGCTGATGTAGTGGCGTCAAAATAGATTCCCCACAAGGTTCAGGCAATGAACCTGATAGTGGGGTTGCCAAATTTGACCCTAGCGGAGATGTAAAACCAACTGATGCTAATACAGTAACTGAAATCAAAGCATATTTAGATGCTCATAATATCAGTTACACATCTAGTGCAAGTAAGGCTGATTTATTAAAATTAGTTGGTTAGGTGGTGTAGATGATGGACTTGGGCCAATTTAAACGAGCAATAGCGATTGATAGTAATGTATTTGATGATGTTTTAACGCTATGTTTGAACGCTGCTGAATCTAAAGTACAGAATTCTATTGGTACTAAGTATCCAGATTTCTATGCTGATAACTATTTATATGATTTAGCAGTTATTCAATTAGCAGACCATTATTTTAAAAATCGTTCTGCTACAACTCAGAAAGGCGAAGTTCCTATTTTGTATGGTGTTAATGAGATAATTCTACAATTAAAGCCTAAATATCGAATTTATGCTCAAAAACAAGAAATGAGTGATGAAAATGATAGCTGAAACTGGAGATTTAACAGAAATCATTAAGATTGTACGTCCAAGAGTTCCGAAAGTTGATGAATATGGCGATGAAATAGCAACAGACGATGAAGTAATTTATCCAATGTTGTTTGCAATGCTGAGAAGCAAAAATGCTAATGACGTTGAAAAAAACTTATCCACGTTATCAACATCAGCACAATTTGTAATCAGACATAGATTCCAAAACGAGCCTAAAATCACAACTGATATGGAGTTAATCCATAACAACGAGCGTTATAAGATTAATGATTTCAACATTGACACTCAATATAAGATGTGGGACGTAATTATTTGCCAAAAATCGTTGGAATAGGTGGTGTTTTAATGAGTTTTTCGATTGATGATAATATCACTTCTGAATTGCAAAAATTAGGAAATAAAGCAAAAAGAATTAGTAACAAAGCCGTTAGAGAATCTGCTCCTATATTTGCTGAAGAACTAAAAGCACAAACACCTTATGAAAATGTTTCTGATAGATCGTGGAAAGCTCAAAGACAAATGGATAAGAAAACTGGCAAGAAAACAACTTTCAAGCATATGAAAGATGATATTCAAGTCAGTGGGGTAGACCAGTATGGACACGTCAATGTTGGGTTCGGAGAAGATACCTACTGGCGTGTCCATTTTGTTGAATTAGGGACTGTTAATCAGAAAGCTAATCCATTTATTGAAAGAGCGATAGATTCTTCAAAAGAAGAATATGAAAGTAAGATTTCCAGCGTGATTAGGAGTGAATTAGGTCTATGAGAATTAGCGCTATTGATGTGGGAAATATCGTAAAGACTTTAGATGAATTTGACAATACAAATACGTTTATTATGCGTGAAATTCCACAAACGATTTTAGAAAGTAAGAAGTTGCCTTTTGCTCAAATAACTTTCTTAGGTAATAGTCCTTTTGATTATGCTAGTAACTTTAAACGTGGAGAATTATCTGAAAGTCAGATAGATATTTATGTAAAAGACAATAAAACAGGCGAAAAATTAACAAATTCAGTAGAAAAAGCACTAAAAAACAGTGATTTTGAAGTGTATTTTACTGATTTTAGTACAAATTATGAGTATGATTTTCAAGTCTTACGTTTTAGAGTAAGACGATATCAAATAATAAAGTGAGGTTATAAATTATGGCAGATAATAAATTTGCAATTGGTACGGTTGGTTTCAATCGTATTTTGTTCGGTATCATGGACGGCAAAGAACAAGTAACAAAAGTAGTTGCTATTGATAGTAATTCTGGTGGTGCTGTAGAACTTAAAACAAGTGGCTTTCAAGGTCAATCTAACACTGTTTATGGCTCAAACATTGCTTATTATGTATCTGATGCTGGTACAGGTACTGGTAAAGTTGAGATTACAGCTGTTGAATTGCCTAGTGATGTAGCAACAGAAGTATTAGGAGATAAGTTAGACAATGGAATTTTAGAAACTTACTCAACAGTAACACAACCATATTGTGCTGTTATTGCTGAAGCAGAAGATTTACAAGGCAAAAAAATGTGGATTGGTATTGCTAAAGCTAAGTTTGCTACTGTTGACGCTGACGACTTAAAAACATCAGAAGATAAAGGTAAAACATCTAATAATGTGTCTATTTCTGGTTCTGCAATTACTAGACGTTCAGATAAGCTAGTTAAAGCTAAGGGTTCTGAAACATCTGGAGCTACATTTGAAACTTTTGTAGCTAAGATGTTCCCTGGATTTAAAGCTGTTGATACTATTACAGAAAATGCAGTAACAAATCCAGTATTATCTCCTGATGGAGGTAGTCACCAATGATTTCAATTAAACTATATGATTCAGAAACAGATAAGGTAAATTACTATGAGCAACGTAAAATTAACTTTGGAAAAATTAAGAAAATTCTTGATTTTAACAAAGATATTGAAGAAAAATCAGCACGTTTACGTATTTTAGAAGATAAATTAACAAATGGTGTTGTTTTAACAAAATCAGAAGAAAAGGAATTTGTTAATTTATCTGGAGAAAATGAAGTTTATATGTTAGAACCAATGATTGATATTGTAGTTGATTTATTCAACAATCCTAACGTTACTAAAGAAGCTATTTATAATGGTTTAGATTTGCAAGACGGTGTTAAAACATTACGAAATATCATGAGCGATGCAATGGGTGGAGCTAATAAAGACAATTCAAAAAAATAACATCGTCCGAAGCGCTTGAGACTTTAGATGACATAACTAAGCAATTGATGGAAAATGGTATTCCATTTCAAGATATTGAAGATATGGATAGTGAGGCTTTCTTTAAATACTTAGAACGTCAATCTGAAAGTAATAGTAAATTAAGTGCTGAGGAATTCTACAATCAATTTTAGAAAGGAGGAGTACATATGGCAGTAGGACGCCCTATTGGTTCAATGGTAGTGTCTCTAGGATTAGAAGCTGCTAAATTTACAGATGGCTTAAAGTCGATTCAAAATCAATTTAGATTAGCTAAGTCTGAAATGCGTGCTAACATGGCTGAACTATCTTCAACTGGTACAGCTTATGAAAAAGCTAGTGCGAAAGTTGATAGTTTGACTAAAGTAATGGACGTTAATCAACGTAAAATTGAATCATTAAGAGAAACTTACCAAAATCAAGTTAGAACTCAAGGTGAGTATTCTAATGCCGCAATGCGTACCGCTTCTAAAATTAACGATGCTATTAGAGTTCAAGAAAACTATAGACGTCAATTAAATGACGCTAAGGTTGCGATGAACGAAGCTAAAAGGGGAACTGATAGCCTTAGAGTTTCTTTAGAAACATTGCAAAAAACAACTACCGCTAGCATTACTGGTTTGCAAGCACAAGGAAAGACTAATGAAGCTAATTTAGTTAAATATCGTAGTTTGAAAGAAGAGGTTCAGCAATATAATCGTATTCTTGATGATGAGAAAGCTAAATTAAAAGAATTAGTTAATGTTAAGGGTGCTGACGCTAGAGAAACCCAGGAACAAAAAGTAAAAGTTGCTGAGTTGAATGCCAAGGTTCAGCAATCACAAGCTAGCTATGACAGCATGAATTCCAAGTATAAGAATATGTCTACCGCTCAAGCAGTGGCTAAAGATTCTGCTGAGAAGTTAGCTAATCAGTATAAGTCTGTAGGTAATAGTGTAAAGGATGCAGGACAAAAATTAACAGGTTTCTCAACTATTGCTGGTTTAGGTTTGGCTGCAGGGCTAAAAACTTCAATAAGTAGTTTATCTGAGTTCAAAAATACTTTGAATGAAATCAAAAACTTAGCTGTAACTGGTGGAGAAAGCGTAGAAGAAGCTACTAGAAACGTATCAAGGATACAAAAAGATGCTACTCAGTACTCTAACCAATATGGTGTATCTGTTAATAAAATTGGTGATGGCTATAAAGAATTGATTAAGCGTGGTTATACTACAAACCAAGCTTTAGGTGCTATGAAATCAGAACTTCAAGCATCAGTCGCTAGTGGCGATGATTTCAACGATGTAGTTAATGTTTCATCACAAGTTTTAGAAGCTTTTGGTATGAAAGTTAATAGCACTTCTGGAATGCTAAAAAATACTAAAACAGTAACCAATGAACTGGCTTATGCAGCTGACTTAACATCTACTGGATTTACTGATATAGGTATCGGTATGTCTTATGTTGGCTCAACTGCTAAAACAGCTAAGATTGAATTGTCTGAAACTGCTAGTGCTATGGGTATTCTATCTAACAACGGTTTAGAAGCTGATAAAGCTGGTACTGGATTAAGACAAGTTATTAATAACTTAGTTACTGGCGTTAAAAATATTGATTCTAAAAATTCAGTTCTTGGAAAACTAGGATTGAAAAAGAAAGATTTGGTAGATGCTCAAGGAAACATGAAGAGTTTATCTGCAATATTTGAAGCAATTAATAGCAAGATGAAAGGCAAAGAGTCTCCAGAAAAAGCGTCAATATTCAAGAGTTTGTTTGGGACAACAGGTCAGCAAGCAGGTATTATTTTATCTCAACATGTTAAAGAGCTTGATGAGTTAAATAAGAAAGTTAGAGAAGCACCTAAAAATAATTATGTTGGTGCTTTATCTGCTAAGAATTTACAATCAGCTCAAAACCAGATGAAGATATTTAAACAATCTGCTGCTAACATGGGTATGAGTTTAGCTGAAGTTCTATTGCCACCTTTATCTAAGGTAGCAGCGTCCTTATCTAAATTCTTTCAATGGGTAGCTCAATTGCCAAAACCTATTAAATCAACAATAGCTGGTGTAACTTTATTAGCAATTGCAATTGGACCATTACTAATAGCTGTTGGTTCTATGATTACTGCAATTGGAGCGATTAAAAAAGTTACTACTGGAATATCTATAGCTAAGAAAATAAAAGATATTGCTAATTCATTTAAGTTATTAACAATATTAAATCCTACAACTCTAGGTATAGGAGCTGTTATAGCGTTAGGCGCTGCTTTTGCCTTGGCTTATCAGAAGATAAAACCTTTTAGAGAGTTCATTAACGGAATCGGTAAGGGTATCATGAATAGTTTGAGACCAGTGATTAACATGGTAGGAACAATAGGTAATTCATTTAAAAAACTATTTAATGCTATGAAGACATACTTTAGTGAGAATGGATTATCATTCTTGCACGCTTTTGCGAATGTGTTTAAAGTTGTAGCTATAGCAATTGGAGCATCAATGAGCGGAATTATCGTAACAATTAGAGTTGCTTTAAATCTGATTAAAAATATATTCAGTACCACTTGGGGGAGCATTGAACAAATTGTTGGTGGTGTATTTACTGCAATCGGTGGATTACTAAAAGTATTCGCTGGTTTGTTCACTGGCAATTGGCAACTACTTTGGAGCGGTGTTAAAGACATATTCAAAGGAATTTGGGATTCATTTAAAGGAATTGTTGGCGGTGTAATAAATATAATCATTGGAATTGTAAACTCTGGTATTGACGGTATTAACTGGTTATTAGATAAATTTGGTGCTAAACAAGTCAAAAAATTAAGTCCAGTTAAGTGGGCTACTGGTACTACTAGATATTATCCTAATGGTTTACCAGAGACACAGTTAGCAATGGTTAATGACGGTGGCAAACGTGAAGCAATTGTATATCCTAACGGCCAAGTTGGTATGTTCAAAGGAATGAATGTAACGACAATCTTACCTAAAGGCTCTCATGTTATCAATGGTGATGATACTGAACGTTTAGGATTAGCAAACTATCCAGATATGCACTATTACGCTAAAGGAACTATTAGTTTTGGTTCAATTTGGAATGGTATTAAGTCTGGAGCTAGCAAGTTATGGGATGATGTTTCAGACGGTGTTAAGTTAGCTAAAAACATTGTTTCACATCCTATTGAAGCTTTAGAAAGTGCTTTTTCTAGTTCATTAAAGATTGGAAAGAGTGTTCAATTTGCAATAGATACTGCTAAGGGTTTAGGCTCATTCATTATCAAGAACATCAAGAATGGTATTGTTAAGGAAATCAAGAAATGGATAGACTCTAACGAAGATGAGGGAGATTCCAATTCAACAAGTCCTAAACCAACTGGAAGTCATAAGCATTGGATGGAACAAGCTGGTATTCCTAAATCTTGGTATGAAGATTTAAACTGGATTATCAATCATGAATCTGGTTGGCGAGTAAATGCAACTAACCCTGGTTCTGGTGCTTACGGTTTGCCACAATCATTACCTGGCAATAAAATGGCTAGTGCTGGTAAAGACTGGAAAACTAATCCAATTACTCAATTGAAATGGATGTATTCATACGTTAAAGGAAGATATGGCAATGCATCCAACGCTAAGCATTTCTGGCAAACTCATAACTGGTACGCTAATGGTGGATTTGTAACTCAAGAACAAATTGCTCATATCGCAGAAGGTAACAGACCAGAAGCAATCATTCCATTAACAAATCGTACTAGAGCAATGCAAATTTTAGCTCAGGTTAGAGATAAGTATGGTTTGTCTGCTGGTAATGTTGTTTTAAGTGGCGATAAGCAAGATAATACAGATTTATCAAGTTTGGAAAGAAAATTTGATACTGTTATCAGTTTATTGGGACAAATTGCTGGATTAAGCGTTGAACAGGTTAATGCTTTAAAAGCTATGAAACCTAGTCAATCATTTGATAAAAATAAATTTTATCAACAAATGTATAAAGATCAGACTATTAACGATTATATGAATATGTGAGGTGATAATTTTTGGAGAAACTTTATTTAAAAATTGGTAATCAAGATGAATTTGATATTTGTGAAAAGGTTCAAGGCTTGCATTTTTTAAGTGATGATTCTACTCCAGTTACTACTAATCAATTTTTAGAAATTAGTGGTGCAGATGGTAGTCAATTCCAATATGCAACCTTTGGTAAATATCAAGTAGTAGCTAATTTCTTTTTAGAATTTAAATCGTGGGAAGATTACAAATTAGCTAAACATCAAATTAATCGTATTTTTTCAACTAAAAAATTAATTAGGATGAGAACTAACGTTGAGAGTGCAATTGTTAGATATGTATATCCTAATTTTCCAGAAATTAAACCTATTTCAGATGGTGCTAATAGTTCTACTTTCTCAGTTAATTTTGACAATCCTAGTGGATATCGATATTCGATTGATAGGAGCGATGAATTATCCAAAGTTCAATATGGTATGTATTTGCTAGATAATATTTATCCAGAATATCGTTTTACTGATAAATCCTTTAGAGTTTACAACCCTAGTGATATAGCAATTGACCCTTATCTTGGTAAACACGATTTAAAAATCATTAGTAAGTTTAGTGGTAATTCTCTTAAAATCACTAATACGACTAATGGAACTAGCTGGAGCTACAATAAATCATCTAATGGAAGTGAAACTGTTTTATTAGACGGAATCGTAACAACTGTTAATGGTAATCCAGCAACAGTAAATACAGATTACGGTCATATTGTGTTGAATACTGGATGGAATGATATTGTTGTTAGTGGCACGAATAGCAATGATATCACGTTCAGTTTTCCATTTATCTACATCTGATGTTTCAAGGTAAAATTTTAGTTCAAGGAGTTAATCGTGCTGAGAAAGAACCCTTGAATTTATTTGACCCTAAGTCTGTACAAATCCAGTGGGAAGTAAATCAGACTTGGAGCTTACAATTAACTGCATATAATGACGGAAGCTTAGCTTATCAAATGTTGGAAAGTGAAGCTTCTATTTTTTTGGATAATCAAGAATATATTATTAAACAAGTTGCTGATGACTCATCTAGTGGATTAGATAGTGTTCAAGTAACAGCCACCCACGTTTATTTTGAAGTTCAAAAAATTAGAAAATATAAGGATTACGTTGACCCGACAGACAAGGATAAGCAAACGGATGTTAAAGTTCTAAAAACTGATTCTACTAAATCTGATGATAGCGATAATACTAAAACAGACACAAACGAGAAAACAGAAGGTAATACAACAACTAAAATAACAACTAAAACCACTGATGAAACACAGCAGGATAATCAAAATCAAGTAACTTATTCAATTCAAGATGTGTTAGACCATTGGTTGAAAGATAATAAGCTTGGTTTTACCTATGAAGTGATTGGTAGTTTTGAGAAAAAAGAATTAGAAGAACTAAAAGACGGAACTGGGGCTGATATGTTATCTAAGATTTCTGATACTTGGAATAATGCAATTATATATCCAGATAATCGAAAAATTAGAGTGTATTTAGCGGATAAATTTAACCTAAATCGTGGTAATAGAATAGATTACTTAAATAATGCAAATGAGATTAAATTTAGTACTGATTCAACATCATTAACAAATATGGTTTATTGCATAGGTGGTAAATATTCTGTTGAAACCACAACAGAAACTACTACTACTACAACGACTACTACAACGAGTGGTGGTTGGGGCTGGCCTTTTCCAGATGTAGGGGAAGGTAATTTCATGCAAGTCCAAAGGTTTGGTTATGATGGCGGATATCGTCAAAACGGTTTTCATGATGGATTAGATTTTGGCTCTGTAGATCATCCGGGGCGCGATGTTCATGCTATTCATGGTGGGAAAGTTACAATCAAGTCTTATATGGGTGGTTTAGGTAATTATGTTGTTATTTCTGGCGGAGGGTACAATGTTGTTTACCAAGAAGCATTTTCAAGTGCTAGCAATATCATAGTTAATGTAGGAGATACAGTTAAAGTTGGTGATGTTATTGGCTATCGTGATACAAATCATTTACATGTTGGAGTGACTAAGGTAGATTTCAACGTTGCTGTTGGCAAGTCATTTACTAATGATGGAACTTGGTTAGATCCACTAGAATTAATTAAAAACGGGCCTAGTGATACTGATACTGAAACATCATCAGAAACAAATTCAAATTCAAACACTCAAGAATACTATTACTTTGCACCGTTTATTTATCGTGATGAAGAATCTATCAAGAAATACGGCGAGCATCCAGCAGAGCCAATTGAAGATGGTAGATTCAAGGATAAGAATGCAATGATTGAGTACGTTAAAACGAAACTACAACCAGAACCGTCATTGTCTATTGATGTAACAACTACTACTGATATCAAACCAATAGCAGGAGATGTTATTCATGTCATGGTTAAATCACAAAACATATCAACAAATTTTACCTTAACTGGTTTTACTTGGTATCCATATTCATATACAGTTGATAATCCAACATCAATTACATTGAATTCTAATGTTCAAAATATTCTGGATTATCAAAATTCAAGACAAAGACAGTTTAGTAAGGCTATATCTAAATTGAAGGGCTCCACAAATGAAATAGTTAATAATATTAATAATTTTAATGAATACGGTGGAAATCAACAGCTGCAAACATGGCTAAATGATTTTGTTGGAGGTTAGGTTATGAATATTTGGAAATGGATAGAAAAATTAACACAAGCTTTGCAGAGATTGAATAGCAGAATTATAGTAATTGAGAATGTACTTTTTGATGATAAGACAAATCCAGATACACCAACACCACAACACATTGGCAAAATTATTGATGTCTCAGAGTGGCAAGGTGTAATTGATTGGAATAAGGTAATTGCTGATGATGTTACTTTAAGCATTATCAGAGTTCAACATGGCTCAGCTCATCAAGATTTGAAGTACATGGAGAATTTGCAGCAATGTATTTCAGCTGGTGGAAAGTATGCAGTGTACGCATATTTTGCTGCTACATCTACATCAGACGCTCAACAAGAAGCTAGAGATTTTTATAATCGAACTCAAAAGGTTGTCGCAGGTAAGCAACAGCCTATTTTTTATGCGATTGATGTTGAGAGCATTGAGATGAGTGGGGACGTTACTCAGATGAGAGCTGGAGTAGAGGCTTATATGTCGCAACTCAATACTTTAGGTGTTCCAGATAATAAGATAGTTCTGTATATTGCTAATCACTTATACGATAAATTCAATCTGAATGTAGCCCGTCCTGGAGCAATCTGGATACCAAGTTACGGACAAAATGATGGAACATTGGCTAATAGTTTGAAGCCTACACATCCATATGACTTACATCAATATACAAGCAAGGGTAGCGTAAATGGTATTACTGGAAATGTAGATATGAGTGCAGAACCAAGTGAGAGATTTAAGGAGTTGATATTTAGTGCTTAGTTGGAACGGTGATATACATGAATTCTATTTTGATAACTATACGATCCACATTCAAAAGAAACTAGGAACAAAGAAATTTTAAAGCAATTTAAAGATATAAATACAAGATTGGATAGCATTGAAAAAACTGGAAAAGAAGAAGGTGGTAGTGATGGAACATCTGAACCTTGATGATATTGGTTTGACTGATAGAGTTCAGTATAACGCAGCGGTTGCTAATTTTAATCAAATTCAGCGTACTGTTAATAGCAATACTGATGAGATTAAGAGTGAATTAGATAGCAAAGCTAATTTGCATGATATTAATGATAAAATAGACGCTTTAAATGAAGATTGGAAGGCAAGACTAAAGCGTGTAACTTTAGGTACTGATGAAGAAACGATTGAGAATATAGTGACGAAAATTTTAATTGAGAAAGGAGTAATCTAATGGCTCAAATATTGAAATATGTGATTGGTAAAGATTACAGACCTTTGACTGCTTTAGAGGCTAAGGGTGGTAATACTTTTACGCCTGACTATGATAAATCTAACTGGGTGCAAGCACGTCAGTATGAGGACAGTTTGAGACAAGTTTTTGTTGAGATTACCAACGAAGACGGTTCTGCCTATGATTTAACAGGAGCTAATGTCCTATTTGAAGGTATTTTGCCAGACAACGAACACAAGATTTTGGATAACTCTCATGCTGTATTTTATGAAGATCCAACAACTGGTAAGTTCCGTTTTGATATGCCAGCACAATCTTTTAGCGTAGCCGGGCAGTATAAACAAGCATTTTTCCGGGTGATGAAAGATTATCGTAATATTGCCACACTTGAATTTAAGTTTGAAGTACTGGCTGATATGGTTGTTACTGGCTTAGTTCCTAGAGATTATATCAGCCCGTTAGATGACTTGTTTAACACAATCAAGGAAACTGAAACTAAAAATGTAGCTGAATTGAAGAAGATTGTTGATGATAAGGTTGCGGAAATTACTAACTTGATGACTACCTTAAATCAAACTAATACAGCTACTTTGAGTGAGTTGAATAGTGCTAAAACAGCATTAGGGGCTTTAGAAGATAAGATTAAACAAGATGGGCTTTTCACTCAAGGTGAGGCAGAAGAATTTAAGAAATCAATTTTGATAAAAATGGTAACAGCTGACAGCCTGGAGGAATTGCTTTTTGGCTACAAAATCACAATCGTACACAATCAAAAAGACTATCCTAAACCAACAGTTTTCTACTATGAAAATGCGATTGGTACTGAAATCGGCGGTTTAGGTGCTGGGTCATTTGGTGAAACGTTAACCAAGTTAGTTCCTTGTGAGGCAGAATATACGGATAATAATTCAATCGTTGTTCGTATACCACGTAATTTCTACATGGATGCTAAACCATACTACAAGTATGGAGATTGGTATTTAGGTAGTGGTAATAAAACAATTAAGATTAGTCTGGGCAATGTTGATGATAGTGCTGCTAAAGCTGGAGATGGTAAAGGCAGCAGTCATTTATAGTACAGGCTATTTTAATTATCCAACAGCTCAAGTGATTTAAGGGCTATTTATTTTAGAAAATAAAGAAAGAAGGAACAAACATGGCAATAAATTTTGAACCTATTTTTTCTGAAATGGCAAATGGACCAGAAAAAATTAAAGAGAATTTCGACAAAATCAACGAAGGGAAGCAATGGGGCCCTTCACAAAATGCGACACCTGGTCCTGGTACTGAAGGTGCATTTACTTATAAAGTCAGAAATGATAATCAATTTGTGGCAATCACATTTTGGCCTACAGGAATTAAAACACACCCTGAACGAGTTGCTTATTTGCCTAAATCACTCACTAGTCGCATGTTAACTTTCGATTTCATCGGCAGAACAGATAACGGTGGATACGGAACAATGCGAGTTGATGGTGACACGGGCAAGTGCACATTTACCGCAAACGACGATGGTGGGATTTATATCCAACAAACAGTGGCGCTTAAATAGGAGGTAGCAAGTAAATGAAACAAGTATATTTTTATGACGAAAATAAGAAATTCGTTAGTTATGATGTAATTGATGATACCGCAGAAATTCCGGCTAACGCTACAGCAGTAAAACCGGTAGATAGTAATGGTGTTGGTTTGTATGATCCAACTTGGAATGAAAGTACACATTCTTGGGATAGTTTGACGGAAAATGAATGGAAGAAGAAATACACCATTCCAGAAGTTAAACCAGTTCCAACTCAAGAAGAACAAGCTGCAGCACAACAAATGTTAGCAGTAGCTGACTTACAAGGAAAAGTTGTTACTCTAACTTCAACAGTGGATAAATTAAGTAAGTCTAATAACGAACTAAATGCAACTTTGGCACAAATTATGTTACAAAACGCAACTAATGCAAAAAATGGAGGTAAATAAAATGAGATATAGCTATGATATTGTAAAACGTTTCTATGATTTAGGATTATTCACAAAGGAAAATGTGCAACTTTTTGTAAGAGTAAATTACTTCACACAAGAAGATTACTATAAGATGTTTCCAGAAGATAAGCCTGCTGAAACAACTACATCAACACAACCAACAGTAGCTCCAACAGCTTAAGATAATGACAGGGGTGGGTGGGTAGGATAAAAATAAAAGTAGGTGACTATATGTGCATTCATTATTAGGATATTCATGGGCGGAGATAGCGTCAATTCTGGCGGTTATTTCCGTCCTTTTTAGCGGGGTGTATTGGTTGATTAGACATGGTGCCAAAGTGTTAAATAATGCAATCACTGCTGGTACATATCCGTTGCAACAACAATTCAAGGAATTAACCAATACAATCAAACAACTTAACGGAAATTTTGAAGAAGAACATAAAAATTTAAAAAGACTAGAGCAGGAAGTAGAGCAACACGATAAAGCTATCATACTTCATGAAGAAAAAATCAAACGGTTGGAGGAGAGAAAATGAAAAAAGTATTATTCGATAAAGACGGTAAGCTAAATCGTAAGACAGTAACATCATTAGTAGTATTGTTACTAGTATTGCTTCAGCAATTATGTGCAATTTTTGGGCTTAAATTTACAGGAGATACGGGACAAATCATGAACCTTGTAAATACAGTTTTAACTATTGGCGGTATTTTAGGTTTAGTTGACGGAACAACAGTTGATGTTGATACAGTCAATACGATTGAACAAACAGCAAATAAAGCTTTAAAACTTGCGAAAATAAGCAATGATACTCCTAAATCTTTAGCAGAAACGATTGATAAGGATGGTAATGTAAAATAGGAGGTAGTATCGTGAAGAAAAAGAAAATATTAATTACTTTAGCAACGTGTGCAGCGTTGTTTTTTTCTGTGCAGTTAAACACTCCAAGTGTTCAAGCAGCTAGAGGAGACCATGGCGTTGATGCAGCTGTTTTCCAAGGAGCAAGCGGTAAATGGGGTTACGCCAGAGATAAATTTATGATATCTCAAATTGGTGGTACCACAACTGGCTGGAACTTGTACGATCAATGGACTTATCCAACGCAAGTATCTAGCACAATCGCACAAGGAAAAAGGGCGCATACATATATCTGGTGGCAAAATGTAACTTCAAATAGTCAAGCAGATTATGTATTAAATTATTTCTTACCAAAAATTCAAACTCCAAAAGGTTCAATTGTGGCTTTAGACGTTGAATCTGGTTATCAGAATACACAAGCGATTGCTCATGCTATCCAACGAATCAAAGACGCTGGGTATACACCAATGTTGTATGGATACAAGAATTACTTAGTTAATAACACTGATTTAAGTTATCTATCTACCTTGTGTCAACTATGGTTAGCTGAGTATCCGAACTACGCTGTAACTCCTGAGCCAAACTACAATTATTTCCCAAGTTTTAACAACATTGGCATTTTTCAATTCACTTCAACTTATGTAGCTGGTGGATTAGATGGGGATATTGATTTGACTGGTATTACTGATAACGGTTATAAGAATGGTAATCCAGAGAAGCCTAAGACACATACTCCAGCAGTAGATGCAGGTATCAAGGCTGATAATACACCTAAGCGTGATATTACAGTAGGATATACTGTTAAAGTAAATTATTCTGCTAGTCGTTGGGCTACAGGTCAATATATACCAAGCTTTATCAAGGGTAATTTTTATAAAGTAATTCAAGTATCTAGCAATAAGGTATTGTTAGACGGTGTTATGTCTTGGATTAATAAGTCTGATGTTGAAATTTTACAAACAACAGCTCCAGTTCAATCTAATAATTCAAGCTACTATACTGTTAGATACGGTGATACTTTAGGTGGAATTGCTTATAGATATGGAACAACCTGGCAAAACTTACAAGCACTGAATGGTTTAAGTAATCCTAATTGGATTTATCCAGGACAACGTTTGAAAGTAACAGGTAGCGTATCTACTCAGCAAACATATACAGTACGTTACGGCGATACTCTATCTGGTATTGCTTATCGTTATGGTGTAAATGTGTACGCATTAGCACGTAACAATGGTATCAGCAATATTAACTGGATTTATCCAGGTCAAAGATTAATTATATAGACTATTAAAGCTAGGATTAATTTCCTGGCTTTTTTATTTTGTCTAAAAATATTCATTATGATGATAAGAAAAATTATATTTAATATAACTAATAACTTTATAAAACAAAAAATAAACCACATGATATTGCCTTGATACCATGTGGTTTATTTGTACTCTTTTTGTACTCCAAAGAATTAAAAACATACTAAAACATATGAAAACTCAGAAACAAAAAAACACCTATAAACGTTATTATATCAACGTTTATAGGCAATTTTAAAATTATTTAAACTATAACATATTGTTTATAGAAAGGAGAGTACAGGATTTGAACCTGCGCACCAGTATAAACTGGCTCGCCGGATTTCGAGTCCGGTGCATTACCACTCTGCCAACTCTCCACAACAGGAATAGTATAGCAAAAAATTACTATTTAAGCAATACTTATCAATTTTAAGAAAAATTATCAATAAAGTCAAAAATAAAATGATATAATCTTCTCAAAGAGGTGTTTATACATGGGAATTCTATTTTTAATATTTGGTATATGGATAGCATGGAAGATTTTAAAAGTTGCAGGGAAATTATTTTATTGGATATTCTGTATTGCACTTTTCGTATGGCTAGTTTCACATATATGGTTACTTGGGCTTATTTTTATTGCAGCTATCGGTGGAATATACTCTCTGGCCAAAAGCTAATTTCTATGAGAAACTAATTCCCAACGAATACTAATATAATTTCCTAAAAAGTCGCCATGTTCTAGTTCAGGTAAAATTTCTGCCAATGAAACGTCGTAATTGACAGGAATTGGATTGACATCATAACGAGGACGACCGTACTTCTCAATGAAATCAGGATTGTTATAAAATTTCATTTCATGTTTAGTGATTGAATAACTATCCGAATTTTTTAATAGGTCTAATTTAAAACGAGGTCTAGGTATTAAACTATTAGGAATAATATTTAAGTAAACGAAAAATTCTGAAAAATCACCATTTTCAATTTTAAACTGGACAGGACTAATGATAGTTTGTAAAGCTGGTGACTTTGCAGGAATCGAAGGCATGTTTTAATCAGGTAAGTATGCATATGATGGATACGAAATATGAATTATATAAATGTATTCGTCGCTTTCGTCAGATACTAAAGCTCCATCAATAACTAATCTGTATAATTGCATCAT